AATTAGTATCATTGCCATGGGGAGCGACTCCAATGTCATATCCATTGGTACCTGATTTGCAACGAAGAATCATTCCGTTGCCACTAACACAGCAACCTGACATATGGATTCAAATTTCTGTTCCTAATGAATTACAACCAGTAGGTAAATACAATATCGGAGTAACTGCAGGAACCGAAGGAGATATTTGCCCGGAGGATTGGATTGATAAATTAAATGCCATGCAATTAATTATTGTTCCGAGTGAATTTACTAAAACAGTGTTTATTGAAACTTCTAAAAAGCATAACAAACCATTAACTGTTAAAATAGAGGTAATTCCAGAATATTTTGTTGAGACGGTTTATAATAATAAAGATGTTGTAGCATCAGTACCTGCATTGGATGACATTAAAGAGTCTTGGGCGTATTTATCAGTTGGTCATTGGTTGCAAGGACAAATCGGTGAGGATCGAAAAAATATTTCTGGACTTGTGCATTGTTTTTTCAATACATTCAAAAATACAAAAGATATGCCGGCCTTAATATTAAAAACGAGTGGGGCTACTTATAGTATAATGGATCGAATGGATATTGAATCCAAAGTATTACAGATACGAGATATGTTCGGTAACGCAAAACTTCCAAATGTATATGTATTGCATGGTGAGTTGACAGATGCTGAAATGAATGCATTGTATAATCATAGCAAAGTAAAAGCAATGGTAACATTTACTAAATCTGAAGGATTTGGTCGACCATTATTAGAATTTTCTACAACCGGTAAACCTATTATAGCACCGCATTATTCTGGACAAGCTGATTTCTTGAAAAAAGATTTTATATGTGAATTGCCAGGCGGATTAACACCAATTCATGCATCTGCACAAAATCCATTTTTAATTGGAGATGCAAAATGGTTTACTCCTGATTATACATACGCCGGCAAGATGTTGCAGGATGTTCGTAAAAACTACAAGAAATGGTGTGATTTAGCAAAACGACAAAGATACTTTGTTAATAGCACATTTACTAAAACTGCTGTATCAGATATCTATAAGAACGTATTACAGCACATAGAAGAAATGGTAGCAAAGATACCAAAGCCAGTAGAACTTAAGTTACCGCAGCTAAAAAAGATAGAATTGCCTAAGTTACAAAAGGTTGGAGAATAATTTAAAATAACGTATTATATATTATGAAAATAAGTTATGCTGTAACCGTTTGTGATGAATTTATAGAAATTCAACGATTGTTAGCGTTTTTGTTAGAACATAAACAACCTCATGACGAAATCGTTATTCAAATGGATTTGTCTGTAGCTGATCTTAATAGTATGTCAGAAGCTAAAAAATTAGTTTGGCAGTATATCATGAAACATAATGAACAAGGGCATTGCCGAGTTATATTTAACCCATTAAATAGCGATTTCTCAGCATTTAAAAATCATTTAACCCAACAATGTACCGGAGATTATATCTTCCAAATTGATGCTGATGAATACCCATCAGAGGATTTAATTAAACATTTACATGAGCTTTTAGAATTAAATCCTGAAATGGATATTTTCTTAGTACCACGAGTAAACACAGTTGAGGGTTTAACACCTGAACATATTCAACAATGGGGCTGGAAAGTAAACGAAAAAGGTTGGGTTAATTGGCCTGATTTTCAATGGCGTATTTGGAGAAATGTACCTGAAATTAAATGGATAAATAAAGTACATGAGCGGTTGGATGGGTTCAAAACATATACTATTCTACCAGATGTAGAATATTTTGCTTTATATCACCCAAAAACAATTGACCGACAAGAAAAACAAAATAATTTTTACAATACATTATGATTAATAAAACGTACACTGATTTAGAACGAGAATTCATAGATTCTAAAGATTTAAAAGTAGAAGATATTTTAAATCTAGTAGAAAAGTTCATCAAACATAAAGAATCATCTAAAACATGGGAAGCTGGTAAAGATTTAGTTCAATATGCTGGAAATTATTTTGATGAAAAAGAATATATAGCAGCAGTTAAAACATTACTAGGAGGATGGTTAGTTTTAGGACAAGAAGGTATACGTTTCGAATCCAGATTTCCTAAACGGTTAGGTAAAAAATTAGGAATTTTAACGAACAGTGGATCTAGTGCAAATTTATTAATGTTAGCAGCATTAACCTCAAAACGAGGTATGAATTTGCCAAAAGGAACTAAAGTATTAACTCCAATTGCTGGATTTCCTACAACAATTAATCCTATTTTGCAGTTAGGATTTACTCCGGTATTTGTGGATATTGAATTAGAATCTTTAAATTTAAATTTAGATCAAGTAGAACAAAAATTAAAAGAAGATCCGGATATTAAAGTTATAACATTTGCACATGTTTTAGGAAATCCTCCTAATATGGATCGTTTAATGGAATTGGTTGAAAAATACAATTTAATTTTATTAGAAGATTGCTGCGATGCATTAGGTTCAAAATACAAAGATCAGCCATTAGGAACATATGGCAAAATGGCCAGTTGTTCATTTTATCCAGCACATCATATTACTATGGGTGAAGGCGGTTTTGTTGCATGTAATGATTTAGAAACGGAGCGAATTTTAAGAAGTTTTAGAGATTGGGGTCGAGGCTGTTATTGTGTAGGAAAACAAAATCAGTTAGAATGCGGAATGTGTAATCAACGATTTAATAATTGGTTACCAGCTCTGCCAAATGACGTATTTGACCATAAATATGTTTACGAAGAAATTGGTTATAATTTAAAACCAATAGAAATGCAAGCTGCTATGGCATTTGTGCAAATGCAAAAATTAGAAGAAATAGGTCAAATTCGAAGAAAAAATCACGCATTAATTGTTGATATTTTTAAATCATATGAACAATTCTTTTATTTACCAAAAGCAACAGAACACGCAGATCCAGATTGGTTTGCTGTAGCATTAACGGTAAAAGATGGTGCTGGATTTACGAGAGCCGAATTTTGTCAATTTTTAGAATCACACAAAATACAAACACGGCCATATTTTGCTGGTAATATTATGTTACAGCCAGCATATCAAGGATTAATGGATCCTGAACAAGTAATCAATGATTTTCCAATAGCCAGAAAAGTTACAACCGATACATTCTTTTTAGGTTGTAGTCCAGTTATTACAGAAGAACAAATTGCATATATTAAAACAATTGTAGATAAATTTTTTAATTTTAATTTTAAGAATAAATAATGAAAAAGAAACGAGCATTAATTACAGGTATCGGCGGGATGGATGGATCTCATTTAGCCGAATTTTTATTATCAAAAGATTATGAAGTATTTGGATTAGAACGAAGAAAAAGTACACCATATACTCCGAATTTATTCAAAGTATCCGATCAAATTCATATGTTGAAAGGAGATTTATCGGATCAAAATTCATTAGTTCGCGCAGTTAAAGATAGCGAACCGCATGAAGTTTATAATTTAGGAGCACAATCCTTTGCTGGAGAAAGTTGGGGAACACCGGAACAAACTTCAGATATAACCGGTTTAGGTGCATTACGCGTTTTAGAAGCTATTCGCGAATATGGAAATAAAAACACTAAATTTTATCAAGCATCGTCATCTGAAATGTTTGGTAAAAAAGGTGGAACTGCTAATGAATTAACAGATTTTCATCCATGTTCGCCATACGGTGTAGCAAAATTATATGCGTATTGGATTACTAAAAACTATCGAGAAAGTTATGGTATGTTTGCAGTAAATGGAATTTTATTCAATCATGAATCAGAACGTAGGGGTGTAGAATTTGTAACACGAAAAATTACTGATGGAGTTGCTCGTATACATTTAGGATTAGCAGATCATATAACATTAGGAAATATCGAATCTAAAAGAGATTGGGGATATGCGCCTGATTACGTAGAAGGAATGTGGATGATGCTTCAACAAGATACTCCGGAAGATTTTGTTTTAGCAACTGGTAAAACATATTCAATTAAAGAATTTTTAGATTATTCATTTGCGTGTATTGGAATTGATAATTGGAGTAAATTTGTTAAATTTGACAGTAAATTATTACGTCCAGTAGATCCGATGTGTTTATTAGGCGATGCATCAAAAGCAAAAGAAAAATTAGGATGGGAACCTAAAACCAGTTTGGAACAAATGGTTAATATAATGGTAACTAATGATATTAATTTATTAAAAAATAATATAAAGTAAATATATGGAAAATAACATCAAAGTTGTAAATTTAGGCGAACATTATGTTTCGGATTTTATTAAATCAGAATCCGACTATACCGGCCGAGAAAAATATAGTTTAGATTTAGTATTAAACACTGAAATTGGCGCTGCTAGATTAACGGGAATGCCACCAAATGAAACGATGTGGGGTAAGTATTGGTATCGTTCCGGAATTAATGCTACTATGACTAAAGAATTAGGAAACATTGTAGATGAAATAACATCTCGAGTAAAACATCAATCAGGTGACATATGGTTAGATATTGCATGTAATGATGGAACTTTATTAAAGCAAGTACCTGATACTTATAGTAAAATAGGTATCGATCCTGCAGATGATACTTTTGTTAACGAATCATCTAAAGTAGCTACGATTGTACAAGATTATTTTAGTTACGACGCATATCAACGTACGGGGTATGGCGATAAAAAAGTCAAAGTTATAACGACGATTGCTATGTTTTACGATCTATTAGATCCGCATCCTTTTATTAATGATGTTTGTAAAATATTAGATGATAATGGAATATGGGTATTACAATTGTCATATACTCCATTAATGATTAAACAATTGGCATTTGATAATATTTGTCACGAACACGCATATTATCATTCAATTGGTTCATTTAAAAAATTATTTGAGAGTCACGGATTAAAAATAGTCGACTGCAGTTTAAATGATGTTAATGGAGGTAGTTTCCGAGTTTATGTACAAAAAGAAACAGCTGACGTTACATCATTTGGTACTAGTCCATTAAGAGATGTATGTAAATTTAGAGTAGATTCGTTACTAGAATATGAAACTACATTCTATAATATGAATGATTTAAATATATGGAAAAAGTTTCAGTCGGATATTGAAGAACTTAAAGAACAAACCGTAAACTTTATTAAACAAGAAAAAGCTAAAGGTAAAGTAATTTGCGGATATGGCGCATCGACAAAAGGAAATACATTATTACAATGGTTTGGATTGGATCATACAATGATAGATGCAATTGCAGAACGTTCCCCATATAAATTTGGATTAAAAACAATTGGAACTAATATTCCTATTTTATCGGAAGAAGAAGTTAGAGCAATGAAGCCAGATTATATGTTAGTACTTCCGTGGCATTTTATATCTGAATTTGTACAAAGAGAAGATGAATATTTGTCAAATGGTGGTAAATTTATCGTTCCATGTCCTAAGTTTGAGATAATTGGAAAATAATGAAAATATACTACATAAATAGTAAACAAAAAAATTGCGGGGTGTATCAATACGGGTTACGTATCTGGGATACCCTGCAACATTGCGATTTGGATATTGAGTATTTTGAAATAGAAACGTTGCAAGATTTTAATCAGTTAAATTTATCTCAAGTTAACGTATTGTTGTTTAATTGGATTGAAGGTGGTCCTACTGGGCCATATGGTTGGTTAAATCATGGACTTCTTCAACATGTAAAAAATAATTTTCCGGATTTAAATACAGTAACAATAATGCATACGCCAGATTTTCATACTGCTACGTTTGATTATTATATTGATCAAGATCCATTAAAAAATGGTTTTACGAGACCATTATATAAATACGATCTTAGTAAACCTAAACCAAAACACGATGTTGTACATATTGGCTCATTTGGGTTTGCTGGAGAACGTAAAGGTTTTGATGACTTAGTAAAATTAGTAAACGATCAATTTGAAAATGCACAAATTAATATTCATATTACTAGAGCATATTATGGCGATAATGACGGTATCGGTCAAAATGCAGATATTGAAAGAATGAGATCGGTACTGTTAAAACCTGGAATTAAATTAAATATTACTACTGAGTTTCTTTCAAATGAAGAAATTTTAGATTTTTGTTATAACAATGATTTAATGGCATTTGCATATCGATATGGCCGCGACATTTCTGGAGTTCCTGATTATGTAATATCTACTAATACGCCATTAGCAATTACCAATGTAGGTATGTTTAATCCGGTGTACGATCCTAATATAGATATGGCATTACATACATTACCAGAAATATTAGAATTTAATAAAACAACTAACTATGTAGAAAAATTGCGGAAAGAATGGTCTCAGGAAAATTTAATTGATACATTTAAACGTTTAATAGAATTCGTAACAGCATGAAAACATATTCACAAGTATACCAAGATCAATTTGCACTAAAACTTATTGGGAACGCCGGGTTTTTTGTAGATATTGGCGCCGGATTTGATCACACTGGAATCAATAGTAATACATTGCTTCTAGAAGAAGCTGGTTGGAAAGGCGTATGTATTGACGGAGACCCAGCATCAGCAACAAATCGTCGTAATGTAAGTATAAATTCGGATGTATTAACTGTTCTTATACCTCAAACGGAATTACGAGATATTTTTAATTTTTATGAAGTGCCAACCGTAATTGATTACATATCATTAGATATCGATCCAACATCAATCGTTGGATTAGAAAATTTTCCATTTGATTCGTATGAATTTAAAATAATGACATTTGAACATGATTTTTATGCTGGCGGCAATGAGTCTAAAACAAAATCATATGATATTTTATCATCAAAAGGATATATTCGATTATGCGACGATGTTAAAGCACCAAATGGTAGTTTAGGATTATGGGATGATACTAATTACTTCGAAGATTGGTGGATTAATCCAAAATATTTTTCAAATGAATTTATATCGAATAATTACTTTGAAAAATGCACTGGACTTCATATTATAGAAAATATTAAAAATAAATAACGTTATATGTTAAAGATTAGTTTAGATGAATCGTATGTATTTGATTTACTATCAATTTATGAAGTAAAATTAGAAAACAGTACCGGCATTGTCAATAAAAAATTAAACACTTCATATCAGTTATTAAGTGATGAAATAATAAATCAAATAGGAATCGATAAATTTAATCAAATAAAAACTAGCATCGAATATGAAATGTTACGAAATACCAATGCATTAGTGTTTGAATTAGTCGACAGAGCACATGAATCTGAATTATCTACTATAACTGCTAAAGCAAATTACGACCGGTATTTAAAAAAAATAGCAATACAAGAAAAATTTTTCGAAACTGAATATACTGAGATAAAATTATGAAGTTTTTAATGGGAGGCAAATTAGGTGATTTTGTTCATTCATTATTTGCTGTAAAAAATTTATGCGAACTTCATAATGAGCCGGCTGATTTATACATGTACGACATAGGATGGGAATTTGGAATTGAAAATACATATCAAGAGTTGTATGATATAATTATGCAACAGCCATATATTAAAAGTTTCGGAATATATGATAATTACGTTAAACATGAAGTTCCGGCGGAATATATTGATTTAGGACGATATATTGACTCAGAACTATTATATCAAACGTGTTGGTCAAATATTTATCAAAACATGTTTAAATTTACGATAAATGGCGACTATAAATGGTTAACGTATAATAAACTCGATACCATTTTACAAAACAAAATATTAATACAACGTAAAGCTAATGTAATGCGTAATCCAGATTTTCCATATGAACGATTAATTGATCATTATGGTAAAGACAACGTATTATTTATTTCGTCTACCATTAATGATTATAATGAATTTCCGTATAAACATTTAGTTGAATTTTACAAGGTAACAACTTTAGATGAATGGTTTACTTCTATTAATTCATGTAACATGTTAATCGCAAATTTATCAGCCCCAGCCGCTATAGGACATGCATTAGACAAAAAAAGAATTATTGAATTACCAAATCAAATAGATTTTATGCATTGTATTGGAGAAGAACGATATTCTGATAATGTTTATTGGTTTTTAAATGAAAATACGCACAATTTAGTATGAAACCTTTTGTAATTTACACATATGATTATGATCCGGGTGTTGGCGGAATCAAAGTAATGCATAAATTATGTCATTTACTAAACCAAATTGGTTATCCTTGTTATTTAATGCCAATCCATGTACGAGATACATTTAATGTATGTTCCGATTACAATACGCCGTTAATAACTCAAGAAATATTTGATAACATTTCTGATGCAATTGTAATATATCCGGAAGGAATTCATTATAATCCATTGAATTCAAAAAATGTGGTAAGATGGATATTAGGCCCAGCAAATCAAACAGATTATAATACATATTCAGATACGGATTTAATATATTGGTATATGGATTATTATTATACTGACGAATTAGGATCGCGCGAAAATCAATTAATGATAACAGAATTTCATTCGAATATATTTCAAAATAAAAATGTATCTAGAAACGGAAGTTGCTATTCTATACGAAAAGGAAATCCAAAATCATTAGTACACCCAGCTGACTCGATTGAAATTAAATTTCATGATGCTGGAAATTTATCAAATATATCAAGTATATTTAATGCAACTAAAAAATTTTATTGTTATGATAATTATACTTTTTTATCTATACAAGCAGCAATGTGTGGTTGTATAAGTATAGTAATCCCAGACGGAACAAAAACAAAAGAAGAATGGTTAATGGGATCTAGGTTTAATCCATATGGGGTAGCTTTCGGCGAAACCGATATCGACAGAGCAATAGAAACATTGCCATTGTTATATAAAGAAATTGAAATAGCTGAAGAAGATATGATTAAACAAGTTAATAAGTTTGTAGAACGATGTAAAGAAAGATTTGTATGAAAGTAGTTTATGTGACCGGATGTTTAGGATTTATAGGATCCTATGTGACACGTACGTGTTTAGAAAAAGGTTGGTATGTTAAAGGCGTTGATAAAATTACATATGCTGCAAATAAAGATGTATTAAATGAATTTAAAATATATCCAAATTTTTCTTTTGTGCATTGCGATATCAATGATTTAAAATTTTTATATGATTGTGATTATGTGATTAATACTGCAGCAGAAACACATGTTGGAAATTCAATTGTTAGCAGTTCTGAATTCATTAAATCAAATATCGATGGTGTTCATAATTTATTAGAACTTATAAAGAATCATCGAGGGGAACATTCTAAAAAACCAATATTATTACATTTTAGTACAGACGAAGTATATGGAGATATTGAATCTGGCGAACATACAGAAGAACATCTATTAAAACCTTCTAATCCTTATTCAGCAACAAAAGCTGCAGCCGATATGTTAATATTAGCTTGGCAACGTACTCATAATGTACCGTATGTAATTGTTCGTCCTACAAATAATTACGGCATTGGTCAGTATGTAGAAAAACTAATTCCTAAAGCGTGCAAATTATTAACATTGGGAAAAAAAATACCATTACATAATGGTGGTACTCCCGTTAGAAATTGGCTACATGCACAAGATACTGCAAATTCTATAATTACAATCATAGAATCTGGCGTCGAAAATGAAATTTTTAATATATGTGGTGGGTTTGAACAAAGCAACTTGGAAACTGTTAAAAAACTTCTTATTATAAATAATATTGATATAAATGATATTGAAAAATATATTGATTTATCATATAATAGGCCAGGTATGGATGTTAGATATTCATTAAATGATTCTAAACTAAGATCTCTAGGCTGGGAACCGAGGAAACAATTTGATGTTGAGTTAAAAGAAATTGTAAAATATTATAGAAATAAATTTATATGGTAAAAGTTAGTGATGTTATAGCAGAATTTTTAGAAAAGAATAATATCGAAGTTGTATTTGGTATTATCGGGTCTGCTAATTCTCATATATACAATTCCATAAATAACAAATCTAATATTAAATTAATCGCTGTACATCATGAACAAGCTGCCGTTATGGCAATGGGAGCATATTATAGATCTACTGGAAAACTGGCTGCATCACTAGTTACAGCCGGCGGAGGATCTTCGAATTCATTTACTGGTATTTTATCCAATTGGGCAGATTCAATTCCTGGAATTATTATATCGGGACAAGAACAATCATATTATATTAATGAATATTCAGATATGAGAATGTACGGTATTCAAGGATATGATTCAGTAGATACATTTTCAAAACATACAAAAATGTCTGTTCGAATCACTAAAGAAAATGTATACGAAACATTTGAAAAGGCATTTGAAACAACACAAATCAATAGACCAGGTCCTGTATTTTTAGAAATACCATTTGATATTCAAGGACAAATGGTTGAAGAACAACCTATCACCCCATTTAAAAAATTAAACACTCCAATGTTAAGTCCAAAAACATTAGACTTAATAGATTTACTTAACCAAAGTAAAAGACCAGTTGTAATTGGAGGACATGGAGTTAAATTATCTCAATCAGAAAAATTATTTAAACAATTTATTGAGCAACATAATTTACCCACAATATTAACTTGGTCAGCAGTAGATTTACTTGAAGAAACTCATTCAAATAACTACGGTCGTTCAGGTGTTCAAGGACAACGTTCATCCAATTTTATAGTACAAAATTGCGATTTATTAATTGTAATGGGAAGTAGATTATCTCTATTACAAACAGGATATTCTAGAAAAGATTTTGCACCTAATGCAACAATAGTTCATATTGATATAGACTCAACAGAAACAAATAAATTTGATGGATTACCAATTAATGAAGATATCGGAAACATCTTATATGATTTAATTTCAGTTGATTTAATTAAAGTAGACACTACGGATTGGAAATTATATTGCGATAACATTCGAAACAAATATCCTAGAGTAATGCCTGAACATTTAGTTGATCCTACTAATTCATATACATTTATAGATTGGTTCTCAAACAAAGTACCCGATAACTATACAATTGTTACGGACATGGGAACTGCTTTATTAAGTGGCTTTTATGGATTTAATATCAAACCAAATCAAAAGATGTTTACATCATTAGGTTTAGGCGAAATGGGATATGGTCTTGCCGCGGCGGTTGGCGCTGGATTTGGTAATAAGTCAGTATTATGTTTGAATTGTGATGGAGGTATGATGATGAATTTACAAGAACTTCAAACAATTAAAACTCATAATTTGCCAGTTAAAATTGTTATCTTTAACAATGATGGCTACTTAATGATCAAGCATACGCAAAACATGTTATTTGGTGGAACGAAAACTTGCGTTGATAAATCAACAGGCGTAGAACTTCCAGAATATAAAAAAGTAGCAGATGCATTTGGATATGATTATTATACATTAGATAATGTTGATGATTTTTTAGCAGCTACCAATCAAAGTATTTTAGAAGTATTTATGGATCCGAATCAAGAATTTATACCTAAAGTAAAAGGTATCAAAAATAATGACAATACAATTCAAGCTGGATTACTAGAAGAAATGTCGCCATTGTTGCCTTTAGAAGATATTAAAGCGGCGATGGTTTCCGGAATTAATGAACGAAGTAATAGTATAACGAGATGAAAATAAAAGTAGCAATTTTAGGTACAGGTAATATCGGTACCGATCTCATGTTAAAGTCAATTAAAACTGACTTTATTGATGTAGTAGCATTCGTAGGAAGAAGATTGGATTCTGGCACGATGAGTATTGCTAAATCAAAAGGAATTAAAATATCAGATCAAGGAATTGATTATTTCAAAAATAATCCTAATTGTTGCGAAGTGGTATATGATTGTACTAATGCTACAGATGCTAAAGAACATGCTAAAATCTTTAAAGAACAAGGAATCAAAGTAATTGATTTAACTCCAGCAAAAGTTGGGGATATGTGCGTACCTGATGTTAATGGAGATATTATATTAACGGATGATAATGTTAACATGATTACGTGTGGGGGACAAGCATCAATGCCAATGTTACATTTAATATCAAAACATTGTAAAGGATTAGAATACGTAGAAATTGTGTCTCAAATTGCATCTAAAAGTGCCGGAATGGCTACGAGAATCAATGTTGACAATTACATTAAAACTACAAAAAATGCAATAACTAAGTTCACCGGATGTAGAAAAACTAAAGTTATTCTTAATTTGAATCCCGCAGAACCATGCGTTGATATGCAAACTACTATTTTTATTAAAACTAAAGAAATTGATTTTAATAATTTAACAGAAAAGATTGCAGAAAAAATAGAAGAATTAAAAACTTATATACCATATTACGAACTAGTATTACCGCCTACACTAAATGAAAACGGAGTAGTTGTATTAAGTATTAGGGTAAAGGGAACTGGAGAGTATCTGCCAGAATATGCCGGTAACTTAGATATTATTAACTGTGCGGCAATTAAGATTACAGAAAAATTAAAACATTAACTATGAAAAATATAATCATTACGGATTCTAGTCTTAGAGACGGAAATCATAGCGTTAAGCATACTATTAGTTTAGACAGCATCGAAAGATATTGTCAATTTGCGGATAAAGCTGGAATACCTGTTGTAGAAGTAGGGCACGGTAATGGTTTAGCAGCATCGTCGTTATTGATAGGAAAATCTCCTAATACCGACAAAGAAATGTTAACTATTGCTAGAAAAAATCTTAAATCATCAAAATTAGGAGTTCATACGATTCCAGGCTTATCTACTATTGATGACGCAATGTTAGCTATCGATTATGGAGTCGATGTATTTCGTGTCGCAACACATTGTACTGAAGCAACTTTATCAAAATCCCACATAGAATATTTAGCAAAGACCGGTAAAACGGTATATGGGGTATTAATGATGTCTGCTTTAATCACACCAGCTGAGTTAGCAGAACAAGCTAAGATCATGGAAGAATATGGCGCCCAAGCTGTTATCATTATGGATTCGACAGGCACTTATTTACCTGCTGACGTAAAAGAACGTATTAGTTTGTTAAAATCACAATTAAATATTAAAGTTGGGTTTCATGCGCATAATAATTTAGGATGTGCTGTAGCTAATTCATTAGTAGCTGCCGAAAATGGAGCTGAATTGATTGATGCGTGTATTCGAGGATTTGGGGCTGGAGCTGGTAATGCACCTTTAGAATTATTATTACCTGTGTTTGAACGTAGTAATTTTTCTACCGGAATTAGTTTTGAAGAAACGATTAAAGAAGCAGATCGTGTAATGGATTATTTAGTTCCAACACATCCCGTATCCACGCCCATTAATGTTTTAACTGGATTAACAAAATTATTTTCCGGATTTGAGAAGCCGATAATTAAAGCATCTAAATTATATGGAATTGAATATTCATCTCTTATTTTTGAGTTAGGAAATAGAAAATTAGTTGCAGGACAAGAAGATCTTATTTTAGAAGTAGCACAAAAGCTGAAGAATAAATGAAAATATTAATTACAGGTAAAAATGGTTACATAGGACGAAGTTTGTATTCATATTTACATTCTAAATATGAGGTTACTTGCATTGGAAGAGATGATTTCGATTTAACCGATTCGATAGCTACAAATAATTGGTTTTCCGGAAAATATTTTGATGTAGTAATTCATACTGCAATCGTTGGCGGTCACAGAAACAAACTAGAAGACAGTTCAATTATAGATCAAAATATAAAATTATACTATAATCTTTTAAATCACCAAACTAATTATAATAAATTTATAAATTTAGGATCTGGTGCTGAACTAACTCATTCGACTCCGTACGGTTTAAGCAAATTTATTATTAGTCAATCGATTAACGATAAACCAAATTTTTATAATTTAAGAATATTTGGAGTGTTCGATGAAAATGAATTAGATACCAGATTTATTAAATCAAATATTAAACGTTATATTAACAAAGAAACGATCCAAATATACGAAAATAAATTAATGGATTTTATTTATATGAAAGATTTGGTTACTTTAATAGAATATTATATTAATAATAATAATTTACCAAAAACTTTAGATTGTATATATTCAGGTCTGAAATTATATCTTTATAATATTGCTAAAATTATTAATACTTTAGATACATATGAAGTTCCGATATCAGTAGGAAATAATATATCTGGCTATGTAGGTCAATATTATCCTTTAGATGTAAATTTTATTGGATTAAAACGCGGAATAGAAGAAACGTATAATAAGTTAAAAGAAATGCTATGAATATAAAAATAATGTATCATATAATGCCATGGGAAATTGACTATGCATTACTTTCATTTATACAATTAAAAAAATCTAAGTATTTTTTATCAAATGAACATACAATAATTATTGATTCCGTTTTAAATTTATCTGACAAACTAATCGATTGGGAACAAACAAAACTTCCAAAAGATTTTTTTATACAAAAGTATGAAAATATTTCTATTTTATTGAATGATTATATTCATAATCCAAAAATTATTGAAGGAGATATTTTATACGGACATTTGGATTTACAAAAATCTGCTATGCATGAAACGGTAGATTATTATATAACAATTTGTCCAGATATGTATTTTCATGAACATTTATTAGAATATATCATACAAGCGGCGACTACAATAAAAAATGAATATTTCGTAATTACTCCGCAAATATGTAGAATGTGGGATGAAAGTTGGGAAATATTAACGCATCCCAAATTTGCAATTGGCCCGCATTATGGTTGGGAACACACCACCGATATATTTGATGTAGATTATTTTATTAAAACAACATCAGATCCGGTTAAATTAACACCAATTAATCAAGAAAAATGGGCAGGATGGTTCGATTTATATAGTAAATCATATTACGAAAAATTAGCACCAGTTCAAGAAGATTGGGTTGGGTATGGAGGATGGGATTATTATGGACTTGTAGTTAGTACAATTGCCAAACAACATGGATATGATTTTCAACAATATCGACTAGATAATCAAATTATATTTGAATATGGAACCGGACCGTTAGTTGGAAAAGAATTTTCTAGTTATTATAGAAATAATATCGTTAAGACTGATGTATCAGAACAACGAACTAATTTTAATCAAAATATTGATTTTTACATACAAAAAAGAATACAAGAATTATGAAAAATAACATATCATTATTAGTAGGATTAAAGAATAATTTAGACTACAACAAACATTTTTATGAAACAACTCGAGAACTTTATCCAGATACAGAATTATGTTTTGTAAGTTACGGATCAACAGATGGGACTCACGAATGGTTAGAAACATTAACGGATAATAATGTTAAGTATTTTTATTCGGATGAATCTAAAACATTTTCCGATACGTTTAATAAAGCTGCTGAATTAGCAACTAAAGATTATGTAGCATATTTGCATAACGATATCGTTTTAGCCCCGGGATTCATTGAAAATTTAGAAAAACATGTAAACTCTGAAAATATAGTGTCATATACCACAATAGAGCCGCCTATATTCGCAGATCATGAACGTCCTGGTAAATTGATATATGATTTAGGTACATCTATAGAGGCGTTCGATAAAGATGCTTTATATGAGTTTGTACAAATCAAACAAAAACAATATGCTGATAAAACCGAATCTGGTATTACGTTTTTTATGTGTATGCCTAGAATCAAGTTGTTAGAAATTGGAGGTATGGATAATTTATTCAATCCAATGTTTTGTGAAGATGATGATTTAATTTGTCGTTGGAAAATGTTAGGAATGAAATGTTTTACGGCATTGGATGCGATATGTTATCATTTTGTAAGTAAGACATCTAGATTTTCAGAAGAATATCAAACCAGAACTCAACAAATAGAATTGACATCCAATCGAAACTACGTTAGAAAATGGGGAAGTAGATCCGAAGCTCCAAAATATAACATTGCATTCATAGTAAAAAATTGCACATCAGATGTATTAGAACTATTAGAACCGTGGTGTGATAGAATATATATTGAAGATAATATGCAGGTTATAACAACTCATTACATTGATCGAGAACAACCGAATACTAAATTCGATCTAACAAAACGAGTACTTCATACCGGCTACAATGATCCGCATGGTGAAAATGATATTGTAGTAGAATTTGATAAACTACAATTAACAAACCAGGATTTCATGTATATTCAACAATTAGCATCTATTATACAGGATTCAGGTGAAATTGGTGACTTTCAATTAGGCAATCTCAAAATATCTGTATATTCATTAGAAACATACGAAAAAAATCTTATTAATATAATCTAATACATATTTATTAAAAAGTTACTTTAAATTGAATAGGTTATTGTTTTAAACAAATAAAAACAAGGAAATGCTATGAGGTTTAATGAAATTTTTAAAAACTCAAACGATTACAATGAAAAAACAATCATTGGATTTATGTCTTTCGCAGTAATGACATTGGCAATGATAGTTGATTTAGTAACTGGTTACTTTGGTAATGAGTTGAAACTTAACGAATACATTTACAATTCATTTGTTATTGTTACTTTAGGTAGTTTGGGTATTGCAGGTTTAGAAAAATTTGCAGGTAAAAATAACAACAATCAAAATAATAACGAAGAAGAACTAGGTTAATTTAGTTGTCACTATCAAATTTAATTTTGACGTAAAACTGAAAGAATATTCGAATGAAAAACCTATCAAAAGAAGAGTTATTAAGCAGGATAGAAGCAATTAATAGGAGTAATGCTCTTATTTATTTCGATCTTAATGGTATCATATTAGGCGTTAATGACATTTTTTTGGAAGCAATGGGTTATGGTATAGGTAAACACGAAGATCTTATCGGTAAACACCATAGCATGTTTGTATGTGAAGATTACGCAAAGTCATATGAGTATGAAAAGTTTTGGGATATCTTAAGAAGTGGTAAGTATTATCAAGGTGAGTTTGAAAGACGAAGAAAAGATGGAAGTCTTATCAATCTTCAAGCAACTTATAACCCTATTTTTGATGAAGACAACAAGATTACCAAGATAATGAAAGTTGCTACTGACATTAGTGCAATTGTCAATAGCAAGAAACAGATAGATGCCATCAACAGAAGTACAGCTCTTATTAGTTTTAACATTGATGGATTTATAACAGATGCAAATTCTATATTCTTAGAAACCATGGGTTATAAAGCTAATGAAAAAGCTAAAGTCATTGGAAAACATCACAGCATTTTTGTTAGCTATGAGTATTCTAAATCTGATGACTATACTAAGTTTTGGGATAGTTTAAGAAAAGGTAAGTATTTTGATGGAATATTTGAAAGAAGAAAAGTAGATGGATCTACTGTTTATTTACAAGCATCTTACAATCCTGTTTTAGACAGTAAAGGAAATATCACTGATGTAGTTAAAATTGCAACCGATGTCACTGAGGCTGTAAACAATAAGAAGAAAATCGACGACTTAACAACAAATTTACAGGTAGAACTTGATAACTCACAAAAGCTTAAGAATGCAATTGAGATAGAAAAAGATGCAGCACTAAATGACTTAGATGTCATGATGAAAAAAAGCCAAAGTGAGCTAATAAAAATAATTGTTAAAGTTGCATTAGCTGTTATAGTAGGAGTAGGAGTTGTAACAACAACATTATACTGGATGGCTATTATAACAAACCAAGACACACAAATAATAGGCTCTACATGGAGTAATATGTTTAGTGTATTATTAACAAATGCCTTTTCAATAGTTGGTACAATCATGGGTATCAAGTATGCTACACAAGAAGGCAGTAAAGAAAAAAAATAAAAAACATAGTAATAACAAAAAAAAAAAGAGTTAATTATGGTACTTAAAAGAGGTGACAACAACGAAGTTGTAAAGAAAATTCAAGTAGTATTAGGTGTAGATCCAGTAGGAAACTTTGGCCCTAAGACAGAAGAAGCAGTAAAAGCTTGGCAAACTAAGAATGGTTTAAAAGCAGATGGAGTAGTAGGACCTGCTACATTAGCTAAAATGGGAATAGTTGTAGAATCAAAAACTGCAGCAAAACCAGCTTCTAAAACAACTGCTGCTCCTAAATATACATTAGAGCAAGTTAAGAATGCAGTTATTGCAAAAGGATACAAATGGTTTGAAGGTAAAGATTATCTATTAAACATTGTAGGAGCTCGAAATTCCGACACAGGTCACAAAGTAACAAATTTGTTTGACGACCATATCACATTATCTTACACAGTTGGTGGTGAAGAAAAATTCCATTGCTGGCCAGCAACAACAGATCCTGGAACAAAGGGCGTTATGAAATATGGAAACAAAGCGGGTGTAGCACGATTAGTAGAAGGACAATATATTGATTCTCATATTATGCGATTACATGCTGGGAAATATGAAGCCTTAGGACAAAATAAAGCAGTTAAAGTATTCCGTGATCCGAACAAGGATATGACATATGATGAAAATAAAATTCAAGAAGGTGTATTTGGAATCAATATTCATAAAGCTGGTGCAGACTCAACATTTGTAGAGAATTGGTCAGAAGGATGCCAAGTATTTAAACGTTCTAAAGACTTCGAAGAGTTTATGGCAATTTGTCGTATAGCTCGTGCAGCAAACGGAAATAAATTTTCATACACATTAATTGAATCCAATGATATAAAATAATGAAATCAATCCCATTAGCAATATCACTTGTACTAACAACAACCATGACATTTATTAGTACATATTTTTACAATCTAACCTTAGATCACGTCGAACAATATTTGGCATTAATTGCTGTGGTATTGTTCGACGGGTTTTTTGGAATAGTTGCTGGCGTTAAACGAGAAGGCTTCCAAACATTTAAAGCACTAAAAGTATTGCGAACCACAGTAACATGGATTGTAATTTTAACAGTGTTATTGCTAGTGGAAAAAGGATTTCCTGGCACCGGTTGGTTAAGTGAAACAATATTGGTGCCATTTATTGTTTTTGAATTATTAAGTGCATTAAAAAATGCATCCATGGCTGGATTCATTCAAGCAAACCTTTTGAATCAAATTCTAGATAAATTTGATACACATAAAGGCGAACGATAATAATCGTATTAATATAATTTTGAATACATGTAATAAGTTCATATTATAGTATATGAATTATCGTTACATACTATTATCATTTTTACTATTTATTTTAGGTCAAATTATAGTTTGGATACAAGTTAATGGTCCATTAATTTGGCCATGGGCAAAAGAATGGCGATGGGCTTTAATGTTACTAGGAGTTCCTATCACGTGGTTGTTTATGGAAGCAACTAGTTATGTTGTGTATGGATTCGGTGGGTTATTTTGGCCCGGACGTTTTATTTCATTTTGTGCTGGTATATTCATATTCACACTAATGACATATATTTTTCGTGATGAGGCAATTAATGCAAAAACTGCAATATCTTTATTATTAGCATTTGCACTAATATTAGTACAGCTCTTTTGGAAAACGTGATATTTATTAATAAATACGATGTATCATGTCAAAATTTAAAGTAATAAATACAATTATACAGGAAGAAGTTGAATCTGTTCTTACGGAACAACTAATACAAGAACAAACTTCACCCAAATGGACTAAAGTTGATCAACTATTTCGATCGTCTGGTGAAACACCAGGAAACTTTTCTGGGTTAAGAACATATTCATTTGATGATCCTGAAATAGGCATGGTACAATTATTTAGTGATGGTACTGCATATATTCAATCATCAAACACCGAAACAACGTGGAACTATTCAGAAACCGGCGGTACACCTAAATTATCAGTTGATGGCAACGAATTAGAAGTAATTAAAGTTTCGTCGTTAAGAAAACAGAAACAAAGCAAACAAAAACAACAAGCAATTACAGCAAAACAAGCTCGCGACAAAGCTCCATCTACCATTGATACTATTCAAACTGCAATGGATTGGCTTGGATTGATTCCAGGATATGGTGATATAATAGATGCTGTTAATGCTATAATATATTTTTCTAGAGGTAAATATTTAGAAGGTACTTTATCTTTAGTTGCAATCATACCAGTTGTAGGATCTGGTATAAAATTAGGTTTTAAAGGTGCTATACAAACTTTAGGCGGAATGAGTTCGGCATCTAAAATTTGGAAACAAGCTGCAGGTGGATCTAGCAGTAGTATTACACAGTTAACTAAATTTTATCAAGAAGCAGTTGCGTCTGGTAAACTTAGCAAGTCTCATTTAAAACTAGTAGCTGATAAAGGCGATGCTGTGGCTAACATTCTTTTAAAGGGAAAGAAATACTTCGGACCTGGGGTTGACAGACAAATAGATCGAGTTATTGGTTCATTAAACAACACAGTAACTAGGCCTATTAGACAATCTTTTGCATCAAAAGTTGTTGCGGCAGCTAAAGCATCAAAAGCTGCTAAAACTGGTGGTAATGTTTTAAATAAAGTGTTAACTATTGGATCTGTTGGTGTATATAGCACTGCTAAAAATATCTTAAAAAAATATGGAGTAGGTACAAGAGAATTAAAATTGCTTAAGGATGCGATGGATGTTCGATGGGCAAAGCAACTAATAAATAGTCCAGATAAAACTGCACTTATATTTAAAAGCAATAAAAAGTATTCAGCTGCGGAAGCGGCATCATTTGGAATACCTCCGTGGCTTCAAGTAAAATCTTTTTCTCAAATTAGAGATTGGATGGATAATGTTAAACAGACCGATCCATTAAAATGGAAAAAGATATCAGATTATATTGCCAGAACATCCACTGATAATAAATTGTATAAAACATATGTTGAAAATACATTTTCACAAGCATCTAACATATTTCGACCTGGGGCAGTAGCTACTGCGGGAATGCCTGAAATGTTTTCTAAAATAATTAAATTAGATTCATATCGATTGTCAAATCCAAAGAACGTTGATATTGTATACAATGAATTAGAAGATTTCGCAGAAAAAATTGGATGGGACACAGAAGATAATCCACAAGGAGTTATCATGCCGGCGTTGTATATGGTATATAATAACTACTTAAAAACATATGTAGAGCAACCAGTAGCTGCTGTAACTGGAGTTGCAGCTGGGTTAGGAATCGGATCAGTTGGTAATG